TAAAGAAACTTTCATAAAAGTTGCAATTCTATGTAATCATAAGAAAAATGGAATTGTAGAAGTATCTACATGTAAGCTTAATTACATAGACCCACGTATTATATATAGTTATACAAAAAAAAACAACATCGATATTTCAAAGGTGTATTCTCAAAGTGCTATGAAAGTTCACGATTGGGCGTGTAATACTGATGAAAATTTTAGATATTAATATTATGAGAATTGCAAGTTTTGATGTAGGATCTAAAAATTTGTCTTTTGTTATTCTTGAAAATAAAAAGATAATTTCATGGCACAATTTAAATATAAGTTCTTCAAATTCTGTGTGTGAATCTTTAGTGTATGAACTTGACAAACATATAGAACTTTTTAATGAATGTGCACACGTTGTTATTGAAAAACAACCTTCTAAAAACAATAAAATGAGAATAATAGAAGGCTTACTTAATGCTTATTTTGTAATTAAAGGAAAATGTTCAAGTGATTCAAATGTGTCAAAAGTTGTCGTATACAGTGCAAAACATAAACTTAATTCAATGATAAAGAATATGAAAGATTTTAATGGTAAAGATGGATACAATAATAGAAAAAAGTTATCCGTTAAAATTACTGAAAATTATGTACATGAAAATGAAACTCAGGAATTTATTCAAATTTTCGAAAATTCAAAAAAGAAAGATGATCTCGCAGATTGTTTACTACAAGGTTTGAAGTATCTTGACATTGAATATATTAAAGATGAAACTTCAAACGAAATAATTAAAAATTTATTAGAAAATAGAAAAATAATAGCCCGTAAACCTACTGAAAAACAACTTAGTAAAAGAAATGGTCTTTCCAAAAGTAACATAAAGTTCTTGTTGTGTGCTTACAACCAAGCAAATCATGATGAAAATATTCAAGCATATATAAATTCTTACAAAGCATTGTATAATTCAATATTGAAACAATTCAATAGCATTGAAGAATGTTTGAAGTTTACTTTTAATTCAATGTCTTAAACGCTTATCACTATTTATGGTCTTTGGGAGTTTAACATGTCTCAAAGTATCTTGTGATTCATAAAACGTGTATTTTTCAAGAATAGTTTCAAAATTTTGAATAGAACATTGAACACGTCTTTGATTTTTAGAATCAACTTTAGGATTTATTGTTATTTTACAATTGCTTTTTGATTCTAAGACCTTCTTCATATCTTTATATTTCTTTTTTATATCTTTATCTACTTTTCCATGTGGGATACTTTTAATATATTGTACATAGTTTTCAACATCATATCGGTTTAGGTTTTCAAATAACATTTCAAAACATTCTTTACAAAAATTCATTTCATAAATCTTTTTTATTATTTTTAATTTGTCACATTGAATATATTGGATAACAATTAATGTAATATTATAGTTGAAATCGTAATCAAAAAATGACAATATGCTTCCCATACAAAGTGTTTTGGATCCAGTAGTTTTGATACTTATATTTTCATTGCATGTTTGAATATCAAATTTAGATGTATCGTTTTTTATGGGTTTTAATTTAAATACATTTTCTCTAATAAAATTTTCAATTAAAAATCCATGACCTTGACTTTGATCATACATTTACATGATATCTAGGGTTAACAGTTATTAAGTGATTAAAATGTTGTATTTTCTAATTATTTCCTGTTTTGAAATTGACTTAGGTCCAACTGTTTTACCTGATTCAATTGAAAAATCAATTAACTTCAATATATCAAATAGTTTTCTACTAAATCTTTCAAATTTGATAAAATAGTGGCTTTGAACACTTTTTGAACACACAGAACCTTCAACATTATCAATAGAACCAGCATACACACCAACACGCCTAAACCAAATGTTAGGATTTTCATTGTATTTTACAAAATTGTAACCAACTGGTTCTATTTTGGTTATTGGATTTCTTAAAAATTCTTCTTTTTTCCATATTTGAAAAACACAAGGAACATCGTGTAATTCTTTGTTAATATTGAACGAATGTTCTGGAAGATCTTCGCTATGTACTAAATGAAATTGTTTATGAACTTTATTTTGAACACTTTCTTTATTAAAACTTCTTGGGAGAACAAATGCTATATAATCTGCAAAGGAAACACTATGGTTCATGAATTTTAAGCATAATGAACACTGTCTTCCAAACGGCGGATTCCCAATAACATAAACTGATGTATTATGTGTATTATGTGTATAACTGAGGTAATCACATTTTTCAATTTCAGGATGTTCTGGTGCAATATCAAAGAATTTGTATTTGTCTGTTAATTTCTTTATGTAAGGAATCCATACACCAGAACCAGCACTTGGTTCTATAATAATGTCATCTTTTTGTATATTCAACTTTTCCTTTAAAATCTGCACACATCTATTAACAATGTTTTCATTTGTGTAAAACTTATCTAGATCTTTAGCTGACGCCATTTATACTAGTTTATATATAAGAATTATATACTTAAGTATATATTTTTATTCATGTTAATTGTTTTCAATATGTACATTTTTATATGATAAAATGAAAGTTTTATTTTAACGCAAAAATTTGTTTGTGTATCTTTTTCCTGCTACATTTATTAACTTTTTGATATACTCCAAGTATAATTGGAGATTTTGTTTTTCTATTGCATATTCAACTACTTTATTCAAATTATTGGTGTTTTTTAATTTTTTTTCAACATTAATAAGTTTTTTTTCCAACTTTATTTTAATATTCGACGACAATTTTAAAATGTTTTCATTCTTATTCATGTTTAGTATAAATATATATATTTTTTTCAATGTTATAGTACAATGAAAAATTATGAAGCTCTCATATTTGAAGGAGGAGGTGTAAAAGGTATTGCATACAATGGAGCATTGCTTAAATTAGAAGAGCTAGACATACTCAAAAATATAAAATATGTTGCAGGAACAAGTGCAGGTTCGCAGGCTGCTTTACTTGTAGCATGTGGATATAATGCAACTGAAATAGAAAACATACTATCAGAAGTTCCTTTTTCTAAATTTCTTGATTCTTCGTGGGGGTTTTTTAGAGACATGTACAGATTAATATTCAAATACGGATATTATAAAGGAGTGTATTTAGAAAAATACATTGACAATTTGATATACAAGAAACTTTCTATTCAAAATATAACATTTGAAAATTTGTATAAAAAAACTGGAATAGTTCTTCGCGTTACAGGAACTTGTTTAAATACTCAAAGTCTTGAATGGTTTGATCATGTAAAAACACCTAATATGAAAGTAGCAAAAGCAATTCACATATCATCGTGTATTCCTTTCATGTTTAAACCAGTAATGTATAATAACAAATACTACATTGATGGTGGTTGTTTAAATAATTTGCCTTGTAATGCTTTTGAAGACAAATGTACACTTGCGATGAATTTAGTAGAATCTGAAGAATGTCATGAAATAAAAGGTTTTAAACAATTTACTGCATCTGTAATAAATACTATACTTAAAGGTGCAAATTCCAAAACTGTTAATGACAATGTTGATGTAATAAACATTAATACAGGTTCTATAAGTGCAATAAATTTCAATTTAACTAATGATGAAAAACATTTACTAAAAGATATTGGATATAAAACAGTTACACAATATTTTACTTTAATAATTTAGAATCAAAAAACATGTCATTCCAGTTTAAGAAAAATCGATACCAATCGGACACGTAATCTTTCATGTTTATATATTTCTTACTGTTTAATATTTGTATTCTATTTTTATATTTTATAGATTCTTTCAAATTGTTGTCATCGTCTGTATATAAAATTAATTTATGTGTATTCATTGGACATAATTTGTTTATAATTTTGAAAAAACGCATAACGTCGTTATCATGTATTTTCATATTTCCGTTTTGTATTGGATTATATTTATCATACAAACCAATAAATGTAATTTCATTTTCAGGGTTTAATATAGCATCAACAAATCGTTGTAAACGTCTGTTGTATTTATCAACAATAAGTGCCTTTGCTTCATTTTCGGAAATGTCACATGATGCATCGTGCAAAGATATAAAATAACAATCGTTATGTTTTATTGCATATTTATTTTCTATGGTTTTAGTTATTATAGAAAGTTTGTCTATACTAAAATATTGATTAAAGTTCATATATTGTTCAAGAATATGACATACTGCGTTTAAATCTGATAAAACCCAATCAAATATATGAGACACCTGTTTGTCATTATATACGAACTCTTCTAATCTTTTTTTAACAACACAATCAGACCCTAAAGAAATTATCATTGTATCTATTATTAACAATAAATTAATTACAATCATAAACGTGTTGAAAATACAATTTAAAATTCGTAGTTATAATATGAACGAAAAGATTACTATTAATGTTTATATGATAAGACATGGAATGTCAGAAACAAACGCTATGCAAAAAAAAGGTATTTTGGGTTGGATTAAGCATTTATTTAAACGAGATCCTTGTTTAGTAAAAGAAGGTATTGATTTATCAAAAAAGAAGGGAAGTTGGCTCAAGTATATTCAAAATCTTAGAAATGATAATAATTGTGATTCGTTCAAATTTATTGACTATTCTACATGCAATTTAGTTCCACCTAGTTTTGATTTTGTGTTATGTAGTGAATTGTTACGAGCAATTGAAACAGCAGTTAATATGTTTCAACATAAAAAGATATATGTTATACCTTATGTAAGTGAAATTCAGGGATATAAAAATGTAATTCCTTTAGAAAAAAATGTACAACAAGATTTCATATATTCAAAGTACCCCGCGTCAAATGTTGAATGGAAATATATTAATGAAAAAACAAAACCAAATTACAAAAAATTTATAGAATTTTTGCAAAAGTTTGTAAATGAAAATGCAAAAGAAAATACAAACGAATATAATATTGCTTTAGTTACACATTCACTTTATATGATGAAATATGCAATAACACCTACTGAATACAATTGTAACTGTTGTTACTTGTGGAGAATAAAAGTTCCTAAACCAAAAAACAATTCAATATTTAAAATTACAATATAAATAATTTTCTAAATGTATAGTAATGTTGCATAAAGTTTGTGATGTTTTAAGATTCATTGCGTCTAATGATGACATAATTGAATTATGTGGTTTAAATAAAACATTAGCAGAAAAGTATATTAAAATTTACAAAGAATCTAAAAAGGAGTCCAATTTTGACCCAATAATAAGTTTGGCAAGTAATCCCGAACTTGTAGATAATAAATATGATTTTTGGAGCACTAAAAAAGGTTCTATAACAAAAAAGAAATTTGGTGCGTTTGATGCTGACAAATACACTAAATTTTACATAAGTTCTCGTAAAGTTTATATTGAAAATAACGAGAATCCAGATTTCAAAAGCAATGGATTTGATTGTTATTCGTATTTAATGGCATATGAAGACGATATTATTACAAAATACGAAGATTACAGTGATCTTACATTATTACAAAAAGCAGCTTTACATTACATTGAATATACATACGAAGTAAAACAACTGGATTACCTGAAATATCTTGCTTCATACGATGATCTTATTAATCTTGCATCTGAAAGTATTCCAAAAGAAAACCAATTACCATGGTTGGTTGATTTTGCCAAAGTACATTACAATAACACGGGTAAAAAAGAAATAATGGAAGGTGTTCGTGAAGTAACTGACTTTTTTGATGCTTGGAAATACATTGCATCGTATCCTATAACAAAGGATCTCTTTTGGAATAAAGAAGAAGAGACACTTAATGAAACAGATGCTACCTTAGCATATGTAAAAGACGGTTTTAAAAATGGTTTGCACCGCAACATATTTATACCTGATGTATATCTTGCAAATTATCCAAACAGAATTAAAGACGATATATTCATTAATGGAAAGATTTGCTTCCATAAGGTTGCAAAAATTTGGTTGATGAACTTTCCCAACGAATCATCCTTTGATGTCTTTGATCCAACAGAATTTGCTGATCAAAATGGTGTAAAAGATTCATTTGATTCTTTCAAATCTTTTGTTAATAAGCAAGTAAGTGTATACGACAAATTCTTGAAAAATAACAAAAAAATATGGTATAAATTTAGAAATATGATGTTTTGTGCAAAACCTCAAATAAAATTTGGTAAATGACTAGTGTTATAACCAAGAAGACAAAATCTGTAAAATGTGTTATTATCTAAAATGTATATCTTGCATAGTCTATCAAGATACTTATACGTATCTATAAGATTATGTATATGATAACTATACCACTGTTCAAAATTAGGATTTTTATATGGGATTGGAATATTTCCTTTATAAAATTCTTCAAAATCGGAAATGTCAAATTGTTCATATGAATCTATATTAGATAGATAATATTCAATATCTCCATAATTAAGTTTATTAAAATAATCAACTTTTATATACAAACAATGCTCTTTGAGAGCATTAAATAATGTGCATGTAACATTGTAATCAATTTGATTGTCTTTTGATTCACTGGAAAGAGAACTAACTGATTCATGATCGTTTTTGTATATATTGATATCATGATCTTCAAAGCAAACAATGTCGTGTTCATTGTAGCCATATTCGTTATCAGAACTCATCTTTTCGATATTTATACTATCAATACCTTGAAAGTTCTTTAAGTAATTTTTAAAAGTGATATATAAGTAATGAAGTGTATTTTCATATACCGACGTGACTTACGTATATATGACAATAAGACTTTAAATTACTTGATACAAAATGATTTTACAATAATACCAATATTCATATTTAATGAAAAACAAATAGGATCTAAAAATGTGTACAAGTCGGAACATACTGTTAATTTTATGATTGAATCTTTGCTTCATTTGAATAAGGAACTTGATAACAAATTGCATTTTTTTTACACTAATAATGAAATAGAACTCTTAGAAAAGTTGAGTAAAAGTAATGATGTTCAATATATTGCATATAATAGTGATAACACTTATTATTCTATTCAACGTGATAAATCTATAGATGCTATGTGTTCTAAAAATAACATTGAACTAATAAAATTTCAAGATTATACATTGTTTGATATTAATACAATAAAAACACAAGAAAACAAATTTTATGAAGTATATAGTGCATTTTATAATAATGCATTCAAAAAGTTGAAAAACGAAATTCCAACACCTGTGGTAATAAGTAAAAAGCTATTAACCAAATCTATTTTACAAATTGAAGATAAAAATATACACAAAAATATTTTACAATTTTACACAAACGATCTAAAAAGTGTAACAAAAGGTGGTCGTCCAGTTGGTAGAAAATTATTAAATAAATTGAAAAATTTCAAACAATATGAAACAACACGTAACATAGTGCAAGAAAATACATCATTCCTTGGTGCGCATTTGAAATTTGGAACAATAAGTGTACGTGAGTTTTTACAACGAGTATCAGAGTTATACGGAATATCGCATAGTTTAATAGGTCAAATATTGTGGAAAGAATTTTACATAAACTTGTTTATCAATTTGGGATTCAAATACACAATCGGTGGTGATAATTACAAAAAAAAGAAAGTAAAATGGTTCAATAATGATGAACTTTTTGAAAAATGGTGTTCTGGAACCACTGGGTTTCCATTAGTTGATGCTGGTATGAGACAATTGAATAATATTGGTTGGATGCATAACAGGTGCAGAATGATAACTGCCAATTTTCTTTCTCTTGTTTTACATATTGATTGGCATAAAGGTGAAAAATATTTTGCAACAAAACTAATTGATTATGATGTAGCAATAAACAATGGAAATTGGCAATGGAGTGTAGGACTTGGTGTAGACAGAGCACAGTTTTTACGTATATTTAATCCGCAAAGTCAAATAGAAAATCATGACAATGATTGTGTGTTTATTAAGAAATGGGTTCCTGAGCTGAAGAAAGTTCCAAACGAAGTAATTAAAAAATGGCAAGATCTTGATAAAGAAGAAATACTGAAATATTCTAAAAGCTATCCTTTACCATGCGTTGACTATTCAAAACAAAGAATAAAAACAATTAAGGAATTATATAGATAATATATGTATGTATAGTGCAGGTATTCTTCCTATTTTTATTGATAATGTTCTTAATGTTAAAATATTACTTGGTAAAGAATACAATGGATGGTCTGGTTTCAGCGGAAATTCCGAACGTAATGAAACTATAATACAAACTGCACTACGTGAATTTAATGAAGAAACATCGTATGTTTTCAAAGACTATCTTGATCAAAATTATATAAACAACAATACACTTAATGTGTTGTCTTCTACAACACCATCATTTAAAAAATTTACATTGTATATTGTGGACTTTTCAAAAATACCAAGTGACATATTGCAAGAATCCACATTAAATTTTATATATAGTAGAAACACCTCTAAAAATGTGTGCGAAAAAGAAAAATCAGCTATAGAATGGTTTGATATAAATGACATTAAAAAATTAAATCTACGTTATTGTTTTCACAAAGATTTCAAAAAAATTCACAAAGCAATAAATGATGCACTAAAATTAAAATAAAATATTAAAATAATGTATATTGGATATCTTCGTGGTCAACAGGTTTTTGATAAAACTGATCCAAAGTCCAAAATTCTAAAAGAATTGTATGATAATAGCTTTAAAAAAATAAAACTTCCTTATACATTAGATAATTTGACAATAAACGAAATATTCATTTGCAGTGCAAGTCAAGGTTGTAATTACAAAAAAGATACATATAACGGAAAAATTACTAAAACTAAATTCGTTTTAATTCGTGATTCAAACACTCATATTGTTCATGATAGCTACATCAATGATTCTTCAAAATATGTATTAATCATGATAAATGGATCTTTAAATTATAAAGGTAATATATCAAATGTTCATATTAGAATACCTAATAGTTTGAATATTGGTTATTCACTTGGTATGTCTTATCATACCATAAATATACAAGATCCTGAAAAAAGTCAAATACTAGTTAACAATGTTTTGAAATCATGTACAAAAAGTTTTGCGAAAATGGCTAATTTAGAACAACAATATAACAATAAAATTGTTACTATAACTACACAGGGTGGGCACGTGTTTAAAAATATGACAGATAATCGTCTGGAATACAAAATAGCAAATTTTATACCTGTTATGGAAACTATTAATAAATATGTCAATACACACGAAATGAAACACGAACCAGGAAATAAAAAACAATTTCCCAAGGTATCTTTCAAATCAGAAGATTCTAATCATTGCACTTTAACAATTTCAAATTTTGGTTATGTTGATACTAAAGGAGCAAACAATATGTATAGTGTAATGAAAACGTTTAATGTTTTCAAACGAGCAATAACATCAAACAAAATCTATGATAAAATAGTGTTTGACAAAAATGCAAAGGCAACGAATTTACCAAAACAAACAAAACTTACAGGATGTCCTAAAGGGAATCCAGAATATAATGGTTCTTGTCCAGATGGATATATTCCGAAAGTTAATAAAAATAACAAATTATGTTGTTATAAAGGAAAATACACAAAGAGCACTATGCAAAAATTACATAATAATATGATAAATAAAGGTATAAATATTCCAAATACTTTGAAAAATATTTTGAATAAATACAAAATTAATGCTTCAATAAAAATTAGTGCATTTCCTTACTTAAACGGAACCAAAGTTGTATATAAAAGTAAATCTCAGAATTGTGATAAATATAAAAAAGAGGAATTGAAAGAAATTGCAAAAATATTACAATCTGGTTTCGTACTTAAAGGAAAAAAAGAAGAATTGTGTGTTGACATAATCAAGAAACTTAAAGAACGGAATAAATGAAATATGACACAATATTTTATATTATATCATTTCATATTTTGTTGTTTATGACAACATATCTATGTGATTTGTTTTATTACAAATATTGTTGTTACAGTATGACAAGTTGTTATTTTAATCAAGTAAATCTTGCATGTTTTCATGTTAAAAGTTTGTCATATGCTGTTAATAAGAAGAATTATTCAGAAATTTTCCAAATGATCTTTTAAATGGACTTTGACGAAGAACATTTCGTGACCATTCCATATCGTTTAATATGACATTATTCATTACAGCTTTTATTTTTGAAAAGTCAACAATAGTATCTTCAAGTATGGGTTCGCTGTAAATATTTTTGTATCCAACAAGAACATCAAGTTTGAACCTTAATTTGTGCATAGGGAACAAGGGACTATCTTCGTTTATAACAAAGGGGCTGAATGGTTGTGGTAGTATATTCATACTTTGTATGGGCATAATGATTAACAATTGTTCATAGGGGGTTAATGGGCCGTCTTCAATTACTCCATGAGGAAGCTTGTAATTAATACTATATTTATGATTACTCATTTTTTCAAAATTCGCATTTATTATGAAATCACCTAATGTTGGTGCATTTCTGTATTCGTAATGATAGTACCATGAAGGTGGTTCGTTATTGATGTAATAGTCTAAACACCATTTTAACACACCTAAATGATTTTTACACACTTCTTGTATATCATTGTTTCCAAAAAAGTGATCATTGTACATTTTATTCCAGTCATCGTCGTTATAGTCTATAACATATAATGTATTTTGATAGTAATTATTGAATGGATTTTGCTTACTGTAATAATAACTATGTTCATAATTGCTAATTAATTCTTTTACTATTTCTTCTTCTTTTTTATTGTTTGTATTATTGTATGAAGATTTATGTTGAATCTTATTAATTTTTTTCAACAATGATGTGTGTTCATGTTCTACAAGAATCTTAATGAACTCATACAGCATAGATCCATTTGGAACATAATTGTTGTCTAGTAAATATGTGATATTATCACAATTAGTATTTTCATCTAGTAATTGTTTATAACAAGTGAACAAATAACTTAATCCATTGTCACGTATGGCCAATGATGGAAAAGACATAACAAAGTCATTTCCACCAAAAAAACTGAAATATACAAAGTCTTTTATGACTTTCATAGAATCATACTTTATGTCGTTTAGATCATGAATATGTAATAGTGCTTTTTTACACGAGTCTATGTCTAGTAGTCTGAATTGACTTGTGTCTTCTTCGTATTCTCGTAAAAGTCTTATGTTACTTTTAAAACATTCCATTGAAAGAATAATGAGATCAGCATCCATACCGTATATGACACATCTTGAATGATCTTTTGATTTTTTTAAAAATTTAAAAATTTTGTGTTCTCCTTCACCTGGAACACTTGTATCACTTATTATTACATTGAACCTTGCATTGTCAGTAACGTGACTATTAAATGCTCCGATATTTACGAAGTTTCTAAGTCGTGAACTTAGTTTTGTCATAAACGATGTTCCAGGTGTAATATTATTTGAATCAAATTTTTCATAGTATTCCATATTAAATTTTTTGTGCACTTTATGTTTATATGCAATGTCTTGAACCTTTTTATATCGCCTTGCTCGTTGTCTCATCATTTTTCCATATGGAACTGGTCCATCAAAAGAAATGTATACTAACTTAGAAGGTTTAATAAGTTTAGTAGTGATGTAACTTGTGTATTTAATTACATCAGTTATTAAATCTTCTTCAGTTAAATTGTGGTTTTTATTTTTACAATGATGAATGAGATTGTTAAAATCAAAATAGAGATGATCAGTTTTTGCATTTGCATCCCAAAAATATGACTTTGGATCATATTCAACAATATTTCTAAATAAACTAGGAACACCCATATTTTATATCAATAGTTTATCTTTTAAGTATATATAATGAAACACTAGAACTTTTATAGATAAATACATTTACATTGCTAAAAGAACAAAAATATACAAGTGTTTAAAATATATATATTTATATTATAATGAAACACTTAATATTTATTGTAATTTTAATTATACTTTACTGTATATTCAAAAATAAAATAGAACAATTTACAAATATTAACATAAATATAAAAGATAATATATTCATTATTAATGAACTTGTCATTACCCATAAACACAATGGGATGATTATTGAAAAAAAAGTAGTAAAAAACCCTAAGAAAAATCAATATGTTAATATAGATGAAATAAGAGACATAGGTAAGCACATATTTACACTTGAATACAAAAATAGTTTAACAGGAAATTTAATTAAAACCAATACAAAAGTTATTGAGGTAGCTTATAAAGATTTAGTTGGTGTAGATGCAAAAAGTAAAGTTTTAATTGATTATATGTCTGAAAGTGAATTGGCAAATAGAACAAATGCAACATACACAACTAAAGAAAATACTTATATGGTTGCTGGTAATGAACTTTCTTCAATGATTATAAAAGGTAAAGGTGTTAGTGGAGTTAAAGAATGTAGAGACAGGTGTAGTTCATCTGATAGTTGTGCTGGATTTACATACAATGGTGATGCTTGTTGGTTAAAAACCAAAGTATCAAATGGATCATTTGGCACTTCAAATAATTGGAATACAGAAATAAAAGAAAATTACAAAAATTTTACAACAAAGAGTGGAAAAACTTTGAATAACAAAGTATTGTTTAGTTCAACATCAGATATTCCACAATGTAGGACAAACTGTAGAAATGATGCTTCATGTGAAGCAATTGAGTATTTTACATTCAGAAAAAAAGATGGAGAAACATATACTAGGTGCAACTTAGCCAAAAACATATCAGATGGTTCTTTAAGGGATAGGAACAAAATTACTGTTGAACTTAAAAACAGAATGTAATTTTTTTTATTTGATTTAATTAAATGGCAACTATTTTGATGCTTCTAATATTTGGTGCTCTTATATTATATCTCGTATTAAAAAATATGGACAAATTGCCCAAGTTTTCTGAAAACAAATTGCCTCCTGAATTGATAGCACAACAACAACAAGATCAAAGTCAAATACAATCCCAACCATTACAAAGGAATGTAACACCATCATTTGCTTTCAGCGCAGCATTGGAATCAACACCAGTTGCAAACAACACAGAGTACTTTGGTATTGATCATGTAAATTTGAAAGTAAATTTAACAATCATATCTCATGCATATGTCATTGATTCGCTAACAATTAAAAGAACACATCATTCTATTGAAGATACTCATACATTTGAAGGATCATTTGAAAATGGTAAAACATTCACACACACTTTCAAACAATTAGAAAATGAAGAAAACATGATAGGAACACATATCATATCGGGAACTTATAAAAATAATTTAGACAACATTTCTTATACAATAGGTGTTTCAAAATCTGTTAAGATAGATGAAACTATGATATCAAAAGCATCTTTAGGTGATGTTGAAATGACACAACTTGAAGATGTTAAATCTACACAAACATTTGACGTGAAAACAGAATATAAAATAAATACTATTACCCTAAAAAATTCAAATGGAATTATATATAATAATGATGTTTATTTGAGATCTGTTGTAGAAGGAAGTAATGATAGATTTTACTTACATAAATCAGATACAGAAAAATTAAATAGTAGTGGAAATTTTTCTTCAAGTGGAACAAGTTTTTATATCATTTATGTAACTGATGGAAAATACATACTTAGTACCACACAAAAAACTTCAAATGCATCTAATAAAATATTTATATTCAACTCATCAACAGATATAAAAACTGAAAAGTTTTCATCCATGAGTTCTAGTGAATTTAAAAATGCTTTAATATTTTTTGAATTTAAAGTAAAAAGCCCACCTGTTATAGGATATATATATGATTCCAATAACAAAAGTATAAAGGTTAAAGACGAAATACAAAAAACCCAAAAATTTAAATTTATACCTACAGGGAATGGTGAATACTGGATAATTCACGTTAAATTGAACGAAATGATAAGGTTAAATATTAATAGTCAGATAACTACAAAATCATTTCAACAAGACAATACTTGGTCTTGGAAAATAGTTCATAGTATAACAGACAAATTTTACATCGTCTCTGGAAAAAATCAATTAATGCCCAACAAAATGATAAAAAATCACAATGGGCAACCTGGTGTAATAACTAAAGATTTTGATAAAGACGATGCTAGTTTTGTATTTAGGATTCAAGCTCCTGAAGAAACCAACCCACCAATAGAAACATATGATTATCCTCCTATTGCTATTGATCATACAAACTACACAAGAAAAAATAATAATATAAATTTTACTATTTCAGATCAAATACATGGTAATGGAAATTATATAGTAAAAGGTGCTGA